GGGACGAGAATGTCCGCACACTCAACGAGATCAACCTGTTTGAGGTGAGCGTCTTGTCCGCTGGACAGACTCCTGCTTACCCGGCAACGATTGGTCTCACGGCTGTTCGCAAACTGTCCGCCGCGAAGCTCGGCGTAGACGGCGACCGGCTAATGAATACGCTGGAGAACATCAAGTCAGCGAATCCGCTGACGGCAGATGATCTTCAGGTGATTGACCAGGTGCGCGAGAGGCTCGCGCCAAAGCCGGTTGGAGTTGATCCATCCGTTGCGTTGGCGATGTTGCAGACCAAGCGCCTGATGGATCAGGAACTCTAAAGCCACGAGACCCCGCCCCGCTGCCCGATGTAGGCAAGCCCGCGATCAGGTCCTCCCGCTTGGTGAGTCGCAATAATCAAGACAAGGCATAGAAGCGCGTCCAATGAGACGCAAAGGAGTAAACAAATGGCATACGACGCACTCGCTGACAAGCGAGCGAACCTGCTCACGCAGGCTCAGGCGATCGCCACGGACCTCGCCGAGAAGGGTGGAGTTCTAGAGGGTGACGCCAAGCAGCAGTTTGACGGTCTCGTTGCAGAGGCTGGCACAATCGCTGAAGCAATCCGCACGGAGAAGGCCGCAACAGAGGCTCGTTCACAGGCTGACGCAGCCCGTGCCGAGTTCGCTGCTGTGATCGCTCCGAAGGCTGACCGCGACGACAACGCAGAACTCCGAGAACTTGCTCGCAACGGCGGGACGAAGGTCTTTGAGAAGCGTGATGTCTCCCGCGCAACTGGCCTTGGGAACCCAGTAGACATCTTCACGCGAGTGAACATTGTCGCTGGTCAGGTGAACCCATTCCTGGATGCCAACGCTGTCACTGTTTACAATGTCAGCACAGGCAACAACCTTCAGTTCCCACGAGTCACGGCTCTTGGAACCGCTGGTTCATTCGCAGAAGCAGCACAGATCTCCGAGTCAGATGGCACCCTCTCAGCCCTGAGTATCACCCCGGTGAAATACGGGATTATTCTCCAGGTCACCAACGAGTTGGTCCAGGACGCGGCGTTTGATCTTGCAGCGATGGTCGCTGAGAAGATGGGTTCAGAAGTTGCAGTCAAGCACGGCGCCGTTGCAGGCACCGCTGTCGCGGCTGCGGCTGGTTCGTACGCGGTTGGTTCGTCGGCAACGACGGTCACCTACGCCGAACTGGTTGGGCTTCAGTATTCAGTGAAGCAGCAATACCGCAATGCGGCAAAGGCTGCCTTCCTGACGACCGACTCCAACATCGGAACGATCCTCGGGATCACTTCCTCGTCAGTGCCGATCTTCCAGCCAGGTGGTCAGGGTGGCGTTGATCGTCTCCTCGGCAAGCCTGTCTACACGACCGGTGGAATCGCTGACTTCGCCGCAAACGCACGCGGCATCCTGTTCGGCGACCTCGGTCAGATCGTGACCGTCCTCGTCGGCGGGATTTCTGTAACCAGTTCTACCGAGTTCGCCTGGGACACAGATTTGATTTCGTACAAATGCACAGTTCGTGGCGACACGAACCTCGTGCAGGCGAACGCGGTCAAGTTCCTCAAGAACGCCGCTTCCTAAGTCTTAGGTCGTAGCACTTGAACAGCAGGGGGTCGGGCTTCGGCTCGGCCCCCTGTTTAGTTAGGAGGGGTATGAACTGGCTCAAGGTCTTGAAGCAACTGGCACGCCGCAGGGGTGCGGCTAGAATCAACGCAGAGGCACCAACGCGGCTACCAGAGCGCGCTATGCTGATTAGATGGGGTGAGACAGCCACCCTGAAGAGAGAGCCTGTGGATCGCAGGGAAAGGTCGGACGAATGAGTTACGCCACACTCGCGCAGTTGAAGAGCAGCATCGGCATCACCGACTCCGTTGATGACACGGCGTTGCAGTCCGTCCTTGATGCGACCGACGCGCTGATCGACCTCTACTGCGACCGCAAGACTGGCTTCGGCACCGCGACCGAGACGCGCTACTACACGGCTGAGGAATACGAATATGTCTTGATTGACGACCTTGTGAGCATCACCACGCTGAAGACCGACGACCTCGGACTCGGCACGCACACGACGACTTGGACCACCAACACCGACTACAACCTTGCACCCGGCAACGCCGCACTTGACGGCTTCCCTTACACGCAGATCGATGTGAGCGTCACCTATCCAAAGAACTTCCCGAAGAGCGTCTATCGGGGTGTGGAGGTTGTGGGAGTCTTCGGCTTCCCAGCCGTGCCGCAGGCAGTCATTCAGGCTGCGCTGATCCAGGCGGGTGCTGTGTTCTCCAGCCGAACCTCCCCCTTCGGCGTGATCGGAAGCGCGGACCTGGGTGGTCTTTTGCGCCAGAACCGCGCACTGCATCCAGAGTCGCAAGTGCTGCTTGAAGCATTCCGCAAGCGATCTGGTCTGGTGCGGTGAACGACGCCACGATCCTCGCGGGACTCGCTGCACATCTCACGGCGGCAACGCCACCAGGCGGCTACACGCTGCGACAGGTCCACACCTTCCCGCCAGACAATCTCGCCGTGGTGCCAGCCGTCGTGCTGATCCCAGGCGACGACTCGATCTCCTACGGCGCGAGCAATCGCCAGGTCGTGCTGACCATCAACGCCACGGTCTACATCCAGCCACAGGCTGACCTCGGCCGCAAGTACGCCGACCTGATGGCGTGGCGCACCTGGCTGCGAGACAGCCTCATTGACGGCGTAACGCTTGACGGCACTGCCACCGTCGCTCAGGCGAGCGTGACCTCAACGGCAATCGGCACCGACACTTGGGCAGAGCAGGACTACCTGACAATCTCTGCCACAGTAGAGGTGGCAGTCGTAGAAGCAATCAACACTTCAGCGTAGAATCAACCCCACGCCGCACTGCGGCAGAAGATAAGGAGACCTGACTTGCCTGCAGCATCAGCCGGAAATGTACTGTTCAGCAAACTAGTTGCCTTCAAGGAGGCGACTCCTGGCACCATCCCTACGCTGACTTCAGGTGGCCGCAAGTTGCTCGTCTCGCCAACTGGCGTGATCAGCAACGGCACCACGATTGAACTCGGCACCGAGCGATCCGTTGCGCTTCGCAACCCGCTCATCGCAACGACTGGCACCATCGTCTCCGTAGAGCCAACACTGAGCGCCACCGTTCCTGCGCTGAGCATCGGTGAACTCCCAATCTGGATGTCGATGCTTGGCACGGCAACAGCCGCTGGAACAGTTGCGCCATACATCTGGGACTACGACTTCTCAATGACCGCAAGCAACAACCCAAAGTCCTACACCTTGATCGCCACGGACGGCGTGCAGGCATACGCTGCGAACTACTGCTTGGCTGAGTCCATCACCATCGCCGCAGACCGAAGTGGCTTGACGAACCTCAGCGCCTCACTCTTCGCCCAGAACATCGCCAAGAACTCAGCGGTCCTTGCAGACGGAACGCCAACATCAGGCTTCCTCGCAGGGCGACTCTGGAACGCCTTCCAGAGCGGCACCGTCTTCCCAGGCACGGCCTCAGGGACAGCGTATGAATACCTGCTGGACTTCTCACTGGAGTTCTCTTCGGGTCTTGCACGGCAGTCCTACCTCGCCGGTACGACGACCTTCACGACGCACGCTGAGTCCAACCCATTCACTGGCACCTTGACGATGACCGTGAGCAGCACTGCTTCAGCGGTCAGCGTCTTCTACGACGCCTACCAAGCCGCAACGCCAGTTGGCGTGCGACTCGCCTGGACGAACGGCACCAACACGGCAAACATTATGACGATGATCGTGCCAACCGAAGTGCAGCAACTCGCTGGCGCCGAAGACGGCCTCGTCACGATGGCAGTCACAGGCACGCTGGTGTACGACGCGACCAGCACGAAGAGCCTTAGGATTATTGTAGGGAGCGATCTCGCAGCCCTACCATAAGTTAGAGAGAGTAGGAGGAGCAAATGTCACAGAGCAAGCCTGACTTTCGCACCGTTGAAGTAAATCTCCTTGCGCCGTTTGACGGCTGGAAGGCGACGATGCGCGCCGAGGGAGTCCCCGCACGAGTCTTTATCGAACTTCAGAGTGGAAATGTGGAGCGCGCGATGAACGCAGTTGCACGGCTGATCGTGGCGCACAACTTCCTTGACGAGACTGGCGAGCCAGCGGCAACCGTGCTTGACGCACCGATGGATGCGCTCACTGAGTGCATTAGCAAGTGGAGCGATGCGGTAGCAGCACTCCCCCCTCGCTAAGGCTTGACGCACAGAGGCTGGCGGCAGGTCGTTCCATCTCGCCTCACCCGCTACTCGTGGCACACTTGATCGGCAAAGAGTTCGGCATCGCGCCGCACGAAGTGCTTGAGTGGGATGCTGGCGACTTCCAGCGCACCGCGCAACTTATCGCAGACCTACAGCCAAAGGAGCCGATGAGCCGTGGCCGCTAACTCGCAAGACAGGCTGACGATCTCCTTCAGCGTGGACAATAACTATGAGGCGCTGCGCCTCGGCTTCCTGGAGGGATCAAATCCAGCAGCCTACAAACGCCTCCTTAGCATCGCCACCCTGAACGCCACTCGGACGATGGTCAAGCCAATGCGCGCCGAGGCGCCAATCGGCAAGACGACGCAGAACCCAGGGCGACTCCGCAAGTCGGTCACCGCAAGACGCGCTCGCTTCGGCACCCCAGCGGCTGTGGTCGGACCGCGTGCCGGGCGTAATCGAGCAGGCGCCGCTGGCGGTGCGTGGTACCGATGGTTCGTCACGAGCGGTATTAGTGGAGTGCGGCAAACGAAGAACGGAGCGAAGGCGGTGAAGGCGGTGCCTGGCAATCCATTCGTGACGCGAGTCTCTGGCAACGCAAGTTATCAGGCGCGTGCGATGGAGGCGATGGCGAAGACGGTAGAATCATTCTTCAACAACGATGCATTCAAGAGAACCATCCTGAGATTCAAGAGAAGGTGACATATGGCATTCGGGTCTGATCGAGCAGCGAACTTTGTCATCGCGGCGAAGGACGCTGCCACTAAGCCGCTCGGCAATGTTGGCAAGGCGATGGGACGGCTCAAGGGCGTCAGCATCACGGCGTTCAAGGCAATCGGCGGTGCTGCGCTAGCAGCAGCCGGTGCAATCGCTGCGTTCACCGCAAAGGCGATTCAGGGCGCAATCGAGGACGAGCGATCAGTCATCCTCACCAACGCCGCGCTCAAGGCACGAGGCTTTGCGCTAGATGCACTCGCTCCAAAGATTGAGGAGCAGATCAAGGCGGCCCAGCGGCTTGGTATCGCAGACGACAGGGTGCGCGCTGGGCTAGAAGTCGGGTCACGATTCTTCAAGAACCAGACCAAGTTGCTGAAGGCAAACGAACTTGCGATGACCATCTCTGCCGTCACAGGTCAGGACCTTGAATCAGTCGTGGCGGCAATCGGCAAGGCGTCTAACGGATCAACGCGAGGACTCGCCGCGATGATTGGACCGATCCAGAAGGGCGCGAAGTTTAGCGATCTCTACGCGCAGGGGATGGGCAAGTTCCAGGGCATCGCAGACGAACTTGCGAACAGCACGAGCGGAAAGTTCGCAACCGCGCAGGAGGTCTTCAACGAGCAAATGGACGACTTCGGCGCCAAGTTCCTCCCTGTCGTCAGCGAGATTCTCACCTTCATCACTGAGAAGGCCTTGCCAGCGTTCCAGGGGCTGCTTGATGACATCGGTCCAGTCGTCACCGACCTTGTAGACAACTATGTACGACCGCTCGCAGATTCGTTCGGAGATCTGTTCAAGATCTTTTCCGAAGGTGAAGGCTCGATCAGCCTGCTTGATGTCGCCTTCTTCCCACTAAAAGTCACCCTCACCGCCATCAAGATTCTGATTGACGCCATCGTGTTTGGTCTGAACGCCATCGGCTTCGGAAAAGGCATTGAGAAGGCAGCCAATCTCAGCAAGGCAGCAGAGACAGGGGGCTACGGCGGCGGGTCATATGTAAACCCAATGAACCGAACTGGCGGCGGCAACCCTGGCAGCACGAGCGTCGTCACGAACATCGTGCTTGACAAGAAAGTCATCGGACAATCGGCGGCTTCGTATATGGGGATGCTTGACCCTAACCCACGCCGAACCTACCCATAATGGCAAACCCATACTCAGTCACCATCGCTGGAGTTGGCGGAGGGACGGCGAACCTGCTCACGCTGCCACTCTCAACCGCTGGCACCACGCCATATATTGAACTCGGCAGTTTCAGCGCCAATGTGAGCGCCGATGGCGGCGGCAGAATGTCATTCGATGTCCTACAGACGGAGACCCCTGTGGGTGGGCCGTGGTGGAAGTCTGGCTCGGCCGCAGACAATGCGCGCGTCCAGTTTATTGACTCACGCTACTCAGCAGGCACGGCGCTGTTCCTCGGATACATCACCAGCATTGACGCCGCGCTGCTCGGCAGTGGATTCGGCACCAGGGCAACGGTCACCGTCGCGGATGCTGACGGCTGGCTTGGCAAGACCGTAGTCCGCAAGTCATACACCGGCACCGACACCTCTCAGCAGGTCGGATCATTCAAGCAGGGCGGCACTGCGCTGACTGACCGTGACCACATCAACAAGTTGCTGGCAAGGATTCACGACCAAGTGAACGATGCGACCACGCGTCAGATTCTGGACACCAGCATCATCAGCGGCAGCACGCGCGCGGTGTATTCAGGGACAGCGGTGGTACTCGGCACGCTGGACTTCAAGGCGACCACCTTGACCAGCGCGATGAGCCAGATCACAGAAGAGGCAAGCGGTGAGAATGGGCTGCCATACAACTTCTATGTAGACGGCGCTGCGCGCCTGAACTATGGACCGATTGTTGTGCCGGGGACGGCGACCGCTCCAGCCGAGATCGTCACCGACCCTACGGCCGCGCGCACTGGCAGTGCTGGCACGGCGACGCGCTTGCTTGCGCACAATCTGTCGGTAAACCTCGATCACGACAACATCGTGAAGGGCATCTTTGTGCAGGCAGCAGACTCGCAAGCAGGACGCGATGGCAACGCCAGCCCGATCACGAACCAGCCCTACTTCCGCACCTACACAGGCGGCACTCCATACACAGGCTCTGGGCTTACCGCACGGACTGGACCTGTGCCTCAAGAAGTGTTTAGCGCGCCAAAGGTCGCAAAGGTTGGCTTCGGCGGCCGCTCCACGAAGATTCAGCGGCTCACGAAGGGGACGATGCAGGTGCGCTCTAAGCCTGTGCGGAGCGTGTCGTTCTCAATCTCTGGCTCAAGCCAGACGCAACTCACAAATCCGAACTGGGAGTATGGGCTGACGCAGGGCTACTCGTCAGCAGGCACACTCGTCTCTGCGTGGCTGCCAGGGCAGTTCGTCAAGGTGACGGCCGCCGCACTAGACTTGAACGAAATCCTGCGAGTCGCAAGCGTCACCTATTCGTTTGAGTCGCCAGGCTCCTATCAGTTGCGCGTAGACATTGAGGCTGAATACACAAAGCGCAGTGCGGTTGCTGCGCTCCTTGCGAAGGCTGGAGGCTAGAGATGGCAGAGCGATACGGTACAGACCTCACTGGTCTTGGCGGCTTTGAGGGCGGCGTCACGAGCGAGAACGGCGCGGCGCTCGTCAGCACGAGCAGCGACGGCGAGACCGCGCTGCTATTCGGATCAGCCGCACTGCGCGAGATTCAGGCTGGCGTTGCCAACGGCGACTTCGCCATCTCGCCAGACGACTCCACTGGAACCATCACCGCTGAGAACCCGCTGCCGTATTGGACCTTCACGGATACAAACTCAGCAGGGGCCATCACCTGCGCGGTCGTACCAGATGCGGCCAACGGCTCCGGCAATGTCTTGCAGTGGACGGTGAACAGCGGCACGCTCACAGGCAAGAGCGCAAAGATCACGCGCTACATTCCGATCTCATCAACGCTCTCGCGCACATTCTCCTACTACATTGAAGCGTCATTCACTTCAGCAACCAACAGTTCGCAGTCGCAAGTGGAGGTGAGCGGCGCGTTCTACAAGACTGACCTCACTGTTGCGTCAGGCTCATTCACCTCTGGAACTTATGCCTTCAGCGCGCTGACCAGCACGACAGGTGTGACTGCTCCTGCAGGCTTTGACGCAGGTGACCTGGTCTCAACGACTGCACCTGCTGACGCTGCATTCCTACTCGTCACCATCACGATCTCAACGAACGCAACGCAGTCCGCTGCGCGAACCATCAAACTGGCTGAGGTCACCGTGATGCACGGCTCGCCTGAGTTGCTCCTGACTGACCGCTCCGCGCCGCAGACATACCAGCCAGCCGTGCTTCAGGCTGACGGTGGCGAACTCCTGATTCAGAACGGCTCAGCCGCAACATTCACGATGGGCGCATCAAACACCGTGCTAACTGGCAGTTTGAATGCCACTGGAAGTATCACCGCAGATGTGGATATGGCTGCTGACGCGATCTTTTTTCAGTCAGGGTTTGTGACCAGTCCGTACCTCGCACTTGTGGCATCAACGAACGGACGGATGATTGCCGCTGGAAATACAACAGGAACACACGGTTGCGACTTAGCGTCATCCACCACCACCACTCGCTCAGGCGTGCTTATCACCAAGAGAACCGCAGGTCAGCCAACAACCAACATCAACGGCACTGGAACGACCGATGCGTTTGCTGATGCAATCCAGGGTGGTGCCATCGCGTTGGACACGACAAACAACCGTGCTTATTTCTACAGCGCAGGTTGGAAGTTTGCTGCGCTCACAACGCCGTCAGACTCGCGGCTCAAGGAAGAGATCACTGCGATCAGCGGCGCGTTGGATACCCTGCGCCAACTCGTGCCAGTGGCGTTCAGGTGGAAGAATCCAGAGGCACACGGCCGAAGCGACGCAGTGGCTGACGATGGCAAGCGTCTAGGATTCATCGCCGATCAAGTCGCCACGACAGACTTGGCGCACTGGGTTGAGACGCTCGGCGTAGATGAGCGAGAGATGCACCTTGTGGACACGACTGAGGTGCTTGCTGTGAATATCCCTCAAAACGAAATGGAGGCGCTGCTAGTTCAGGCGCTTCTGGACATTGACACGCGCCTGAAGGCGCTGGAGGCTAAATGACGCGCTCTCAAGTAGACGCAATCATTGACCGACTAGATCAGCAGTCTGCAA